TCATAAGATTACTGAAATGTGGATGGAAGGAAATAAAGCGTATGGTAAAGCTGAGATTATTGAAGCACATCCTAAAGGCCAAATTCTTAAAGCATTGATTGAATCTGATATTAAAGTTGGTGTTTCTACTAGAGGTTCCGGGCAGATCAACGAATCAACTGGCGAAGTTTCTAACTTTAACCTTAGAACTGTTGATGCAGTTGCTACACCAAGCTGTCGTTCTGCGTATCCAGAAACCATCAGAGAACAACTTGAAATGTATAAGTATGGTGGAGTTGTTGAAGACCTTGCTGAAGCGGTTATTCATGACCAACTGGCACAGAAGTATTTCCAGAAAGAAATGAAGAAATTTATCGACTCGCTTAGAAGTCGTTGATTTTTAATTCATAACTTTCATAGATTTATAAATAAGATTGTTGAAGATATATCAGGAGACAAAAATGAGTGATCTTAAAAAACTTTTTGAAGCTTCTGTTTTAACCGATGAAACGAAAGAAGTTCTACAGGAAGCTTTCGATACAGCAGTTAAAGCGAAGGAAGAAGAATTAAATCTCGCCTATGAAGCTAAGTTAGTTGAAGCAAAGGCAGAGATTGCAGAAACAGTTAGTAAGCTGGTTGAAGAATCTGTTGCAAACGAACTTGAAGCTATCGCTGAAGAAGTTAACCATGCTAGAACTCTCGAAGTTCAGTATGCTGAAAAACTTCAGGAATTCAAGGAATCTTATGCTGAAAAGCAGGAAGAGAAAATTAATGTTCTCGTTGCCGAAATGGTAGCTGAAGAGATCGATGAACTTAAAAATGACATTGAAACTGCTAAGAAGCATGAATTCGTCATGTCTGTTTATGAATCTTTTGCTGACGTTTACGCTAAATTATTTGGCGGTAATGACATTAATATTCATGATCAGCTTGCAGAAGCTAAGAAGGAACTTGATGCTTTGAAGCATGAAAAGAAGTTGAATGAACTTCTTGAAAACTTCTCTGGTAAGAAGCGTGATGTTGCTAGAACTATTTTAGAATCTGTTCCTACCGAGAAACTTGATTCTAAGTTCGAAAGCATTCGTGGTCTTCTTGTAGAAGAAGTTGAAAGCGATGAAAAGGAAAAAGTTGTTTCTGAATCTAATACCGATGAGAAGAAAGAAGTCTCCGGTAAGGTTGTGATGGAAAACGTTGAAGAGACTCCTAATCAGGACAAAGAAATTGATAATGGCGTTCTTTCTAAGTTAGAGCGTTCAATTAAATTTGCTCGCGGTAAATAATTAATTTTTATCGTTTTTTATAAATAAAATTGTGATATTCAATCTAGGAGATTTTGAAAATGAGTAATAAGTACACAAATTGGGGCGAATATAAAGACGCTCTTTTAGAAGGTCTTAATGAGAAGCAGGGTAAAATGCTCGGCAAGATCATGGAGAACTCCCACAAAGCTAACATTGAAGCCATCAGTGAAGAAGCTAACAACTTTGTTGTAGTAGCTGAATCTACTGCACCGGGTTCTACTGTTACATCTAACATCAGCCGCTACGACATGCTCTTTATGCCATTGATTCGTCGCGCAATGCCTGCTCTCTTGGCTATGGAACTTGTTGGTGTTCAGCCACTTAACGGTCCTCGCGGTATCGTTCGTACAATCAGAATGCGTTATTCTCAGACTACTGAAGATAACTCTACTGATGAAAACGTAGTTGTTGCTGCTGGTACTGAAGCATCCGGTCAGGTTGTTTTCGATAAGTACTCCAAGCTTGTTCTTGGTGGTTATTACGAAGATGTTGACGCTCTTGATCCATTCCAGCAGACTGTTTACCTTGAAGGTAACCGTGGTAAGCCAATGGATCTTGAAGTTGTAACTCAGGCCGTTGAAACCATGTCCCGTAAGTTGAGCGCAGCTTACNCCCTCGAAGCCGCTGATGATCTTCAGGCTCTTGATGGACTCGACATTGAAACTGAACTTTCTCAGACTCTTGGCGATGAAATCATCCGTGAAATCGACCGTGAGCTTCTTGGTGAATTGAACTCTCTTGCTGGTACCCCAGTTGCTTTCGACTTTGCAAACATTGATGGTCGCTATGCTGGTGAAAAGCTTGCTGCAATGAACATTGCTCTTGATAACCTCTCTGCTGAAATCGCAATGAGGACTCGTAAGAGTGGTGCAACTTGGATGGTTGTTTCTCAGAAGGTCTTTACTGGTCTTAAGAATGCTGCTAACAGCACCTTTGAACCTGTAACTCGATTCTCTGCTGCTAACAACGGTGAGCTTAACATTGGTTCTACTCTTTTCGTTGGTACCTTCGGTAATAACGTCAATGTCTTTGTTGACCCATATGCTGAAACCGATTATGCCCTTATGGGTTATAAGGGTAGTGAACTTGATACCGGGTTCTTCTACTGCCCATATATCGGCCTTAGCTCCAGCGGTGTTGTTCGTAACCCTGAGACTGGTGACCACAGAATCATGCTTCGTACACGCTATGCGTTGCAGAAGTTCACTGATACTGCTACCTCTCTTGGTAACTCTGCGGACTACTATGCCCGTGCAAACGTTGCTGATATCGAACTTGGTTTCAAGAACGTCTAATCTAGTAACTAACGTTGAAAAAGCCCCCTTCTTGGGGGCTTTTTTTTGCCTTTAAAATATGTTAAACTTTAACCGTTAAATTACATCTAAATATGATGTAAAAAGGAGTATCATATGATTAAGCTATTGAAAACAAAAACTTATAATCAATTTAAAGAGCGTATTACTCAGTTAGAAAAAGAACTTGAAGAAGAAAAACAGTCACATACGGCACTGTCAGATGCTTATGAAAATCAATCTGTAGATCTTAAGTTAATTAAAGAACAGTATGATAGCTTACTTAACAAGCTAAATGATAGTGATGAAAATAGTGTGAAATTCGTTATTTCTAAAGATTTAACTCAAGTAACCCCCGTAGTTAGAGTTAATACAGAATCCCATGAAAAGATGATTGAAATGGGTTATATCAAAGATGGTGATGAAAATCACAAGTTTGCTACCCAATTAGCATTAATAACAATTGTAGATGAAGCTGTCGATCAAATTATCGAATCCTTCTCTGCGCCAATAGAAAAATAAAGGAGAAACAAATGTATACCAATTTAATTGTAGATTTGAATAATCTAGCGTTCACTATACGTCACGCAACAGTCAAAACACCTGCTAGTATACGTCAAAAAGAAGAAAATGTGGATAAGTTTCTCTTTAAAGAAATTTTAATGTCTATTATAAATTTTTCTTATACCAATAACGTGGACTCCATTGTTATTGCGTGTGATAGTAAGAATGTTTGGAGAAAAGATATATATCCAGAATATAAAGCAAGTAGCACAACTGATGAAGATATATATTATGAAGAAGTTCTTCAATCTACTGAAATAATTAAAAAATTCTTTAGAGAATGTACAAAATCTTATGTTTTGGAAGTCCCTAGAACAGAAGCGGATGATATAATTGCTGTTTGGGCGCAGGAATCTATCGGAGTTAATAATATTATATTATCTTCAGATAGAGACTTTATACAGCTTATTGATGATAGAACCTCTCTTTATAGTATTGCACAAAAAACATGGAGAACAAGCACAGATCCTAAATTTGATCTCTTCGAAAAATGTATTAGAGGTGATCGAAATGATAATATCAGGAGTGCTTATCCAAGGATTAAGAAAACTAAACTTGAAGAAGCATGGAAAGATAGTATGGTTATGTTGAATATCTTGGAGACACATTTAAAGGACGGCAGTGTTGTTAAAGATTTATATGAGTTTAATTCTTCTTTAATTGACCTAAACAAGCAGCCAGAAGACATACGTAAGAGCATCATTGAAGCTATAAATACATGTGAGACTGGAACTTTTTCTGAGCTGAAAAATGTAAAATTCTTTTCAGACCATTCACTGAAAGAGTTCTCAAACATACTTGACTACAAGGGTAGAATACTCAAGTGTGAACCTATTTTTTTTACTAAATAATTAAAACATCAGGAGAATTTATCCAATGAGTAATGAATATCTAACAAACCTTGAAGAAAGTGTGAAGGAAACTGTGTCTAAAAAGTTTTCTGAATTACTTGAACAAAAACTAAATGAGAAAGTTTCCACTGTCAACGAGGAGGAATCCGATGAAGAAGAGGATGATGCTGTTGAAGGTAAGAAGGGTTCTAAAAAGTTGTCTGAGAAGAAAAAGTATTCTAAGAAAAAGAAAGTAAAAGAAGAAGAAGAAAATGATGATGACGACGATGACGACGATGACGACGATGACGACGATGATAAGGAAGAAATAAAGGAAAAAAAAGCTAAAAGAAAGGAAGAAGTTGTCGAAGAAGCGATGAAAGTTGTCGCTGCAACAGATGCACCGGGCAGAAATTATAAAGTTGAAGAATNTACCGTTAAAGATGTTCGTGAACTAGCAAGAGTTGCTAGAACTGGTAAATATCAATGGTTTATGTTAACCAAACATAACGGTGAAGAAACTGAATATACTGTAGATAACGGTAAATTGGTTGAAATGTAATTATAAATAAAGATCTAAAATAAAAGGAGAAAATTAATGCGTGATGTAAAAATTAATGGTAAGACACAGCGGGTTTTCGTTCTCGCTGAAGGTGAAGATCGCCTTGTTTATATTCCTGTCAAGACCCTCCATCGTGTAGACTATACACGTTTGGTTGATATGGAAAATGTTTCTAANAAGACAAAACGTTCTATGTTGGAAGTTATGAAAGAAACCAAACTTGATAATGGACGCAATGCACTTGTTGTGTATGATAACATTATTCAGGTTATGATTGAAAATGAAGAAAATAAAGGGGTACGTATTCCTAAGAAAAATGAACCAGAGGCTGTTATTAATCAGCGTATTAATGATTCTGACACACCAAATAGTGTTGCCTCGATTCGTGAAAAGGAAGCTTCTGTAGTGACTTCAGAAGAACCACCAAAACGTAGAGGAAGACCTAAAAAGTCTGATATTTAATAGAAAAGCCCCCTTTTGGGGGCTTTCTTTTTTCTATAGTATCTGGTATACTTTTAAAAAAGGAGATTCTATTAGCAATGAGTGTGCAAAATCTATTTGATGAACAAAAGCTAGCATATGCTAGACTCTCTGCATTTGCTTTTAATACAAAATGTGAAATAAATCATTCTAAGTTTATGATTTTTAAGGCNCCTGCTGGTTGTGGGAAAACCACTGTAGTTAGAGAAGTTGCATCTGATCTTTACCTTTCTGGTAAAAGAAATTTTCAATTAAGCTCTTTTACTGGTAGAGCAGCAGCACATTTAAGATATGACGCAAATGGTGTTAGTTACACCGGAAGAACCCTTCATTCTATATTTTTTGATCCTATTTTAGATGAAAATGGGAATTTAAAAGGATGGGTTAAAAGACCTATTCAAAATGTTCGTTTAGAGTGTGAAGATGGTCTTTTTGTTGATGAATCCAGTATGCTTCCAAAAGAGATACATGATGAAATATGTTATCTAGGAGTTCCGGTTTTTTATATCGGGGATCATTCTCAATTACCACCTATTGATAACACTGGTTTTAATGCGATGTTATTAGATCATGAAACATGTGAACTTAAAATCAATAGGAGAATTGGCAACGGTCTTGATGGTATTGTTTCTATTACAGAACATCTTAGAGAACATAACACTATACCAAGGCGTGTTGGTGAAGGGCTTTCTATAAAACCAAAAAGTCTTTTAAGAAACGTTTCATTTTATGAAGAAAATGAATTTGATATCATTTTATGTGGAACCAATAAAACTAGAAGGTATCTAAATACCCTTGTACGTAGAGCTAAAAATTATACAAAACCATATCCTGATATTGGTGAACGTATCATGGCAACCGAAAACACAATTATTAATAACGTCAGGATATATAATGGTGAGCTTTATGAAGTTGTTGCTGTCTTTGGTGGTGGTGATAAGAAAGGTTCATATAGGCTTTTGAGTCTAGATAGTGATGTTAAGAAATATGTTACTGCTGATATCAGACATGATTGCTGGACAGAGAATATACCAGATGATGTTAAAAGATCGCCAGAAGAAAACTACGAGCCGTTTTTGGATATGCAGCAACTGTACATAAATCTCAAGGAAGCACTTTCGATAGAGTTCTATTCATCGATGAAGATGTGTCATTTTTCTTAGATCAACAAAAGTTTAGATACACTGCTACTACTAGAGCAGCAAAACAATTAACAATTGGTATATAAGGAGGCAACGTGTCTGAAAACAAATACCCGTTAAATGATGATAACATTAAGTTAGAAGTATTAAGGCTTCAAGCGGAAGGATTCTCTACTAGATCTATTGCAAAAATTCTCAACATATCAAAAACTACTGTTTCTGACTTCCTTGCAGGAAGGACATATGGAGATTTCTGGATTGGATATAACGAAAAACCTTTTGCAAAGGGGACTGTTGAGCATCCAGATCATAAGATGAAGAAACTGTCAGGTGAGTTGTTTGTTCTCACTAGCGCACAGAATAACACATATGTCTTTAATTCTTTCTTCAATTCAATTAAAAACTATTGTGAAAGA